AAGCTTCTAAAGCTTTTGGAAATTCTTCTTTAACTTCTTCGTATAAGTTTTCAAGAATTTCATCATTTACTGGGTGGCTCATTTTCTCCTCCTTCTTTTTTTAGCTTTTTGAATATCTCTAAAACCTGCAATTAAATACAGGTAATAGAGAGTTGCTGCTATGCAAGCAATAAGAATAATAATGTCCATAATTACCAAGATGATTGATAGTAGAAGCTATCGAAGCATTTCCCTGCTTCTGCTTGTTCTTCGTATTCAAAGACTTTTTCAAGAATATCTTTGGTACGTTCTAAATCTTGATAATACCAATCGTCATATTCTTTTGAACCAAAGAAACAACCTTCAATATCAGTTGGTAATAGTTCTTCTGCCTTCATTTCTCTGGCAACTGGTGTTTTTATATCAAGAATCGTATTGATACGATCTAAGAGAATTTCTAAATCTCCTCTTGATACATAATGACGCTGGCAGTTGTCATTACCTTCTTGGCAGGTATCAACAAAAAACTTATGTATAGCATTAGCTTTTCTCCAAGTGATAATAGGAAAAACATAAGTCATATGGTTGTAGGCATGATCTATTGGAGCGTCTTGAAATCCAATAGCATTAAGAGCATCTTCTAATTCTGGTGATCTCTTAACTATTATTTCTTTACCTTCTTGTCTAGCTTCATAGTCAGCATCAGTTGGTCTTATATAAGAAGGTGTCGAGAAAGAACCTTCTAAATACATATCTAATCCCATTAGTTGTTACCTCCTAGTTTTTGTAAGAATTGAATAATGTCAGACATACTATTACCAAGCATTTTGATACCTTCACCTAAATCTTTATTAAGTGAGGACTGTTGCTTGTTTAATTCTTGTTGGGACGTTGCATAGTTGTAATTAGCTTTCGCCATTTTATCTACCATAGTTTCAAGACTTGATAATTTCTTATCAAAGGCAGTTAAGGCTTGTAAGACTTTTTGAAAGTCTCTATCGTTTTGAGTCATAAATTTAGGATAAGTGAACTCTTTTAAATATTAACACACAAATAAGGCCATTAGCAAGCCTATGTGGTATTATTAATATGTCAACACATAAATAATTATGAGTCTCATTAAGTCTTACATACTTTCAATCGAAGAATTGGGTTATGATCCATACCACTTGAATAAATTATCCTCTGAAGAGTGGGATAACCTACTAACTAAAGCTTTAAAGTCAGATAAAAAGTTATATGAAACTTTAATTCTGACTAGATGTAAATTAAAATTAGAAAAAGGGATTAATTAAAATCCCTCTGGTTTATTTTTAGCGACCCAATCAACAGTTTTTTTCTTGGGTCGTTTTCTTTTGACTTTACTGATAAATCTACCTTTGCCAAGCTTTACATTTTTAGCAAATTCAAAGTCAATGTAGTTGTGATGTTGAGTCATTTATTTAAATCCTTTTTTCTTAGTTTTGTAATACCTGAAGACTAGCTCAAAGCTATGAAGCATTTCATGTTGAAAGACGCATAGTTGAGTCTCTAAGTTATGCTGTTCATCAAGTATGTCCTCATATCTTTGTAAGAAATGAGCTTTTAGTTCAGAAATTTCACATAATTTCCTTTGGATCGTGCTTAACTCCTCGAATAAATCTTTATCGTTAGTAATTACACGATCAGATAAATTCGACATTTCAGCCAAATCTTTTTGAGCCTGAATCATTTCAGGATCGGTTGCTTTGTAATTTTTCATAATTAATAAAAAGAAAAAGAGGAGCTATTGCTCCCCTATTACCAAGTCAGCAGCTTTACTTGACATAGTCAACGATTTGAAAAGGATTTTTGGATCGCTTTTCAACATTGGACACCATGACTCCAAATATGCAGCATGGTTCATTGTGTCTAAATTAGAAATCTGTAATCTGTTACAAATCAGATAAGCTCCTAATTCAGCAACTAACTCTTCTTGAGCATAAGATAAATTATTTCTTGATAATCTAGTCTTATGTTTTGTTGAATGAACTGCTTCATGAGCAAACGTGGCTAGATAACTTTCGTCATTTTTGAAATTGTATCTTTTTGGAATAACAATTTCATCACTTGATTCTCTGTAATAAGCTCTATCCCCTCCTTTGATGAGAGTGTTGATCTCTTTTTCCCATTGAAATAATCTATCATGAGCTTCTTTAACTCTGACATCTAATTCTCTGGGCTTTGCAGTAATAACTGCATCATCAATCATTTTTTCGAGCTTACGACTAGCTTCATCATCTAACCCACGAATGTCAGCGACATTGAATACTGGAACGCATTTGTAGCTCATATATTGAGCTTTCTTTGCATCCCCATTTTCGTCAAGCTCTTTCGTTTCAAATTCTCTCAAAAGTGGTTGGAGAATCCGTGCTGAACGTGAACCTTTCTTGGGTAAACAATTTATGGAGCGTGCTTGCCCTGCACCTATAAAAAGTGGTAAATGCCAATTTCTTATAGAGCTTTGCAAGCATAAAAGAGCAGGATTTCCGCCCTGATATTCATGCCCTGTTAATAGGTTTCTAAATCCGCCTTTAACAGTCCATTCTTTTCTCCATAATTTCGTGTTCCCTGATTCAATCGCTTCAATCAGTTCATTCACAATTAGCTCTTCAGGATTGACCTGAGACTTTTTGCCATTCATTCGGCCATTCAATAAAGTCATAATTTTTACAGGATAAATGAAAAAGAAAAGCCTAGAATTAACTAGGCTCTAAAAATACATAGGTGCAATAATCTCCACCTAATAAATCAGGTAAATAAGATATGCCCCATTTAAAATTAATATCCTCTAAAACATTTACACAATTGGTTAACCCTAATTGTTTTAATGTCTGATTAATTAATTTTTCCTCCTGATCCTCAAGCCCTGATGAGTCGCCATTCATTAGGTATGATGCCCAATAAATTGGAAGTTCTTGGTTAATTTCTTTCATGATTTTAAAAAATAGAAAAGGGGAAATTATCCCCTAATTTTTAAAATTCGTCTAACGTCTTTTTTGGCCGCTTCGACTTGTTTTGTGGAAAATTCCAGAGCTTCAAAATCTGCGATCTCTGCATAAAATTTTGATTTCTCATCATTTTCTGAAGTGATCGAAGAACATAAGGCAGCAACTAAACGCTGCCTATATTTTGGAACTCTGTAGTCTTTGAAAAATTTATCAACTATATCAGACATTTTTTAAACTCCTACAAGTTGATTAATGAAACTCTGTGGAACGGCTTCGGCTTCCCTCCCGTTTAAGTATTGGGTGATATGCTTAGAAGTCGTTCGGCTGTAGTATTCTTCAGTTTTGAAAATTTCGCCAGAGTGCATTTGAAAAGCGACTGGCGTATCATAACTAAAGAGCGCTTCAGAACCTGAAGGAAGAACCAGCAAAGTTCTGCTGGCTCCTAGTCTTTTAATTTTCATTGTTTGATACCTCCATTGAGTCGAAATCGTAA